AAGCTCCATCTTCTTGTTATCAGTTTCAACCCTCTCAGTGTTTGTCTCAAGTTTACGACGCCCTAGCATAATACGAAGAGTTTCAAGTGCTTTATCCTCCATTGTGTCTCTAGTTCCTTATTGGATAGCAAATTCGTTTTTTTCGAGCAGATGAACAATGAAGCAGTGGATTTGGTTTTTAATAGCAGTGGTTGTAGTAGCACTTGCCTTGAATCTAATTAAAGTTGAACGATTTGAGTCTGGGTTTGTAGACACAAGTCAACAGAAGCGCGCAATGAAGTTGGAAGATTCATCCTATGAACAGAGAACCAATCACTTTATTCAAAATAATGATGTAGGCGATGCGACTGGAATCTCAACACCTTGGCAAGTCAACCAATATAAATCTAAGTTATAATAAATGCCAATCTTCGGAAAAAAATCAGACTGCGAAACACAACTCGCAGCCAGTCTAAAAAACTTTGAGAAACTTCAAAAGGAACATGAGAAACTGATGGACGACTATCTTGAGTTAAATCGCAAGAGTCTCGGTAACTCAAAACTAAGTGACTCGGATCTTGAAGCTGAACTTGAAGCACTCGGAAGGGGAGGTCGTAAGAAAAAGACTCGTTCGCGTAAATCTCGAGGAAGAAAGACACTTAAGCAGAGAAAGTAAGAACAACTAATGTCCTCTAAAGCAAAAATTCCACGAGCTCTTCGTGAACAAGTGTGGTTAGTTCATGTGGGACCTAAGTTCCAAACTAAGTGCAAGGTTTCGTGGTGTACGAATTCCATGAACGCGTTTGATTTTCAATGTGGTCACAATATACCTGAGAGCAAAGGTGGAGCTACAGATGTCAGAAACCTAATTCCAATTTGTGCTCGTTGTAACTCAAGTATGGGAAGTCAGTTTACAATTGATGAATGGAACAAGCGTTTTTCACCTCCTCCAAGTCGTGTCTGGAGATGGGTCCGTTCATATATTAATTGTCAACGTCTTTGGAGGTAACGGTGCTGGACGTGTTCCTTCAGCGCGATGACGAAGTACCTCGTCCCAAAACGCTTTTAGATCTGGAAAGTGATCAGATAACCACTTTGTGTCTTTAGGAACCAAGTTCTTCTTGACATTCACAAGAACCCAATAAATATATTGATAACCATCTGTCAACGATGCCTGCCACTCACATAGATCGACTGCATCTGGTTTATAATCTACCTTTCCATCTTCATCCACTGCAAAGACTCCTTTTGTTTCAGTGATCCCATCCCACTCGGTAAAATTGACTTGCTTGAAACGAAACTCTACATATTCACATTCGTCAATCCCCGTACATTCCATTTGCATCTGCATTTGATGTATGTAATAACTTGGGATTTCATCTTTGAGGACACGTGACATTGGACACTTGAACTCAACCAATCGTCCATACCTAAATGGATCCTCTTCAGTCTTTGGAATAATGATTCCATCCGGTGATGCTCCTAGAAAATCATGAACTGGGTGCGTGCAACAACCTACATCAATAATTTCACAATTTGTTGTTTCCTCATACAGTTTCTTTGCTACGGGTTCAAATCGAGTTCCCCAAATCAACGCAGGGATTGGATTCTGTCCATCCGATCGTATTGGAGGATCTAGTTTCTTCTCAAGCAATTCAAGTCTTGACGCAGGTGTTTGCCAGACTTTTGAAACCTCAGAAGCAGTAATCATCTTTCCACGAGTGGTCAACCAAGCATCTGTGCGTTGATCATTCTTACCATAAAGACGAACGGTTCTCTCACATGCTCTGTCTCTCATCCAAAGACGACCTAGATCCCCCATCATGAGTGTGTTCATCGTTTTCATTACTTCCCTCTTCAAGAGACGGCGCGAAAGATCCGGCGCTAGAGATCGACAAAGGACTATGAAACGGCGTAGTCGGGCATTGAGTCTCGTGTATGGACGATCTTCTTTTAAGAAGGACATTAGTGCCTCCTCCATTAAGGTTCTCTAGTTTACTAGGCGAAAGTTCGTTTTGTCTGAACATTTCATTATATGCTTGCTTTCGTTGTGAAAGATAACTTTCAAAGTCGCCTGCTCCCATTACACCTAATTCAGAAGACCGACTGAACATTTCATCATACATCTTCTTGAATTCAGCGTCAATCTCATCTTGACGATCTAGAGGAAATCCTGCGTCTTCAATCGTAGGAATCACATCACCTTCCTTAAAGATTGGATCAGGTTGCTGAGGTTGATCTTGAAGCATTTCCAAGAAAGTATTATATTCCTTTTCACCGTCAATCATCATAAAAAGACCAGGTGTAGTGGCTTCCATAACTCTACCTTCTTCACGAATTCGATTAATTGCTTCCCAAGTACAGATAGCTTTTGCAACACCAGGTTCTTGCTCTCTTTGCTTTTCAATAGGTTCAAGTACTGGAATGTCTGAAGGCAAAATAATTCCAGGACAATCAATCGCAGCCATTTGTCTTTATTCTACAGACCCACTTTAAGCGAGAATACCGCAGTAAATACAAAATGGAGGTGATTCAAAATCGTGATCATTGGGTTCTTCATCGGTTAGAAGGGTTCTATTCAAACGAGGAAAACTTCAAAAAGATTCAAACAATTCTTTCAGGTAATTCTAAGATTAGTTTGCGACTTTTGGATTGGTTAGTAACCAACTATGCAAAGAAACATAACGTCTCTTACATGACAACCGATAAACGACATGTAATTGTCTATCTTGCTTACAAGTCTCACTTGAAGGCATATAGTAAAAAGATGTTTGACCCCTTCTGCCGTTGGAAGCGTATTCAGTTTATGGGATTGGATACAACGGTCGGACAACTCAACTTCTTTGAGTGGGTCATTCAAGATGAAGTTCTAAAGTATCTTGAAGAGCATTATGACGCAGTTCACGAAGACATGGAAGCGTGTTCAACAAGTATTCAACCTAAAACGGATGAAAACGGTACTCGTAGAAAACGACACGAACTAAGTCGTTCAGCGACCAAAGCAGTGCGTCATCATGACGTCAATGTTGTTGTATCCTTTAAATAATGCAATCCATTCTGGACCCAGCAATCATTTATGAAGTTTCTAGAGATGTATGTGAACACGATGTGGATGTCGTGTCTGATTTATGGACAATGGATGATCGTAATGTCTATCGGGGTTCCCGCGATACACAGTATTCTCACGCAAACGTATATTGGTTATACGATGAAGATCTAACACGAGTAGGTCTTATTGAACATTCTCTTAAAGATCACGCTGATTTTCGTATTTTGTGGTTCCACGAAACACCTTTTGCTACCTTTCTACAGGAAGACAACTGGACACAAGATCAAACGATTTGGGCAGTCTTATCGCCTCCTGCAGTTGAACGATGCCTCGCAGAAGATTGGACTACACCTGAAACACTCTTGGAAGCATGTTTGCATGGTGATACGCGTATCGTAACACTCGAAATGATTTTGAATCCACCCACTCTACACGGTTGTTCAGGATGTAATCGCAAATCCTTGAAACCATTAGTATGCGAAAACATGACTGCTGAACTGACCTTTCCAGTCAAGGAAAAAATAGTGTTGATTGACGATGATTTATTCGTATGTGTTCCACCTGCTGGATCACGTATTTGGGAACTCTTAGGGTTTGCACCTAAATCGCTGCACCCACTGGTCGACGGCGGGCAGTCTTCACTGGAGCAGGTGTCTGAGGAACAGGAGCAGGAGCAGGTGCCTGAACCACTGGAGTTGACTCCTCTTGAACCTGATCTTCCTCTTGAGTCTCATTTGACTCCTCCGTTGGAATCTGAACCGTCTCCTCAGATTCCTCTGCCTCAAACAGTTGAGACGCTGTCACACGCTGACGAGCAGAAACCTGAGCGTACGAGATTCGCCACGTCACTCCGAACCCCTGTCCCGAAACGTAGATACTCGGGCTAACGATGAATCGCGCTTCCATTCGCTTTGGAAACACTGTCTCTAGATTCTCAGTTGTCAATGGAATCGGACGATTTGCCATGTCCACTGCATCCATGTTGACCTTTCCATCATAGACTGGAACCTTCATTCTGAAACTGGGCGGATACTTTCCGTTGGCAACCCACTCAGAACCTTGTTTCTCAACACTTGGACTGACAAGTGCTTTCATGCTGTCACGGAGGACATCCTCCTTGCGAGCACGACCAAACCATGAGGAACTCTTCTCAACTGCGGTATGAATTACCTTGTCCTCAAGATCTTTGAGGAAGTTGTAGAGTTGTCCTACCTCACCTGCTTCTGCGGGTGCTCGCTCCTTTGCGTAGGAGTCGCATCCACGAAGACTTGCAAGCATTGTGTAGTTGGTTCCATTCTCTGTCTCCTTGATGGAAACACCCATTGGATACTCAATCTTGGGAATACGCATCTGGAAGTTCTGACCATTGTACTTGATTGGGACGCTCTTACTACCGTTCGTCTTGTTGATTCGGATGTCACCGAAAGAAACCTTGTTGATATCGAGATTTGAAGCGTTGATAATTGCATTGACCGACATTTGTGCTGTTTTGTATACTCTCCATACGTTTGCTAAACGTAAATCCATTTTGCCTTAACGTTTCCTGATTCGGTTATCACTTTCAAGAACTATCCTGATGAACACATAATGAATAGATGTTTAGCAGTTAAAAAGAAGGGATCTACTCAGCAATGTAATGCACATCCTCTTAAAGGACATACATTGTGTGGAACTCACGCTCGTGCTAGAACGATTCAACTTTGGAAAGATGTTCAAGTAGTGGACCCTCGTATTATAGTTTGTCAATCCATTGCTCGCAAATGGGCAGTCTTACATCGTCTTCGGTTTGGAGGTCCAGGTGTTTTGAAACGAAAAGGGTTAGCAAATGATGATGAACTCGTATCGGGTGAAGAAAGTAATCGTCAGCATCCATTTGAATATTTTGCCTTCACAGAGAACGGAAAAACTTGGTGGTTTGATTTTGGAACGATTTGGACTTGGTCTTTGAAATCATTGAATCCCTCAAATCCATATACAAAAGTTCTATTGGATAAAGAAACACGTCAGAGATTACGAGAGTTTTGGGCATACCGAACTCGTCATTCAATCAAAATCCCATCCGAACCGGAGAATACAGACGAACGGTTTGATTGTCGGTTGCACTTTTTATGTCAAACCTTTGTTGATCATGGATTCATAGATGTAGAACCTAGACAAATTGCTCGTTTATCAAAACAGTCGCATATTGCGATGTGGAAATTCTTATTTGAAGATTTTCAAGCAAACTCAAGTCCTATTCGTGGATGGTGTCGTTATATGCTTGCACGACAGATAGTCACCGCAAATACTCTAACGTATACCATTAATTCATTACGAATCTTGATGCGAGTTGTCACTGAGAAAAAGGAAGCGTATTGTACTATTTTTTCGGTAATGTCAGCAATCTATCGTTGTTAGATCCGTGATGATTTTAAATGAGAACATATAATAGGATGATAGTTTATATCACTGGTGCTTCCGGTTCAGGAAAGACAACACTTTTAAAGAGTTTATCAGTTAAAGGGTATGACTTAGATGATATTTACGAAAACAATTGGAAAAAACATAAAAGGATTGATACCGTTCAAAAAGGTGTAATCAAAGATGTTAATGCACTAGTCTCTGAGCATAAACATATTGTATTTGTTGGACTTCAAGGAAAGGATAACTTACCATTCACACCGGATATAACATATATCCTTATAAGAAAAGACTATGAACAATATTATAGGGGTAAATTGGTAAGAGATTTGAATCTCTTATGTAAATATAAGACTGAGTTTGAAGAGGTATTGAAAAAAGAACCTTTTGATGAATTCAGAAACCATTTTTGGTCCAATGATATAGTTAATATGAAATCATTTGATGAATTCAAGAAATACGTAGATAAGATGAATAAGAGTATTCAAAAGGATTTTCCTACTGCAGAAATTCTAACGTCATCTGAAATCATAAGAAAACTAAATAGGGTCTAAAAAAAGAAACATTGACCATACTTTGCTAACATATATCTTTGATGTTTATCTTTCGTCTTTATGATTTCAAGTGTTAAGTTCATGATGTGAAACCATTTGTTGTTATGTAATTCATAGAACCTAAACACTCTGCTTTCCATCTAGTTTTATATAAAATGGAATTGAGTAAGTGATTTAAACCAAATCTTAACTGTCATCATGAATATCTTTGTATTATCACTAGACCCCCGCGAAGCCGCCGAGTATCATTGCGACAAACATGTCGTTAAGATGATTCTTGAAACTGCCCAATTACTGTATTGCTCTCACTGGATGTTGAATCCAGATGGATTGCCTCCGACTGCCTATAAGAAAACTCACCCTAATCATCCATGTTCGATTTGGGTTCGTGAATCCGTTCAAAACTACCGATGGCTTGTAGATCTTGGACTTGCCCTCTGCAATGAGTATACCTATCGGTATGAAAAACGACACAAGACGCAAGACCATTTGGAATGGTTATCTGCTAACGTACCACCCTTACCAAACATTGGACGAACTCAATTTCGAATGGCAATGCCAGACGAATTCAAACGTGAAGATCCTATCCTAGCATATCATTCTTACTATGTTGGCGCTAAGCAACGAATGTTGAAATTCTCAAAGAGATCTCCACCACCATTCATTTCCGGAGTTTACATGTGTTGATACAGTTTCTATCATGCAAAGCTTTGATTTTAGTTCGATTAGTGTGTATATTTTTAACTGGAAGAAGGTGACCGATAACGTTGAACAACTGTATCCACTTATTCAATCAGTTGTTCCAGATGTAACAATTATTAATAGTGATGAATCCTATGTTTTTCCAAGTGAAATGAGAACCATTCAATTAGATGATAGTTATTACTATGGAAAACAGTACAACGTTGCAATTAAACATGTTTCCAAAGACAAGATTCTTTGCATTATTGTAGGCGATGTTTCACCCAATACGGATTTCAAACTTGCATTCATTAATACACTCATTTCATTCAATTCCTATTCAGCAGGAGTTCATGCTCCTAATGAACTTCATACATCCTATACAACACGTCATGAATGTGTAGGAGAGCAATTATATCGTGTTGACAATACAGACTGTACTTTTTGGTGTATTCATCCAAAGATTGTTAAGGTAATGCGTGAACTCGATTATACGATTTCAAACTTTGGTTGGGGGATTGATTGTATCACGATCCATCAATGTGAAAGTCAAGGATTACGAACGCTTCGAGATTATGAAGTAGGTGTTAAGCAGATTCGAAAGAGTACAGGGTATTCAGCGGACATTGCAATGATTCAATTGAATGCGTTGAAACAAAAATATTTTGAATGTTTGCCCGAACTCGGTAAAAGGGTTTAGATGACCGCCGATGGTAAGAGTATACCACCGCGTTAAAGATGTCGTCCTCTTCTTCTGTTTCTAAATCAAACAAGATGCCTGCCGCCAAGAAGGATATTGCCCCAAAGACCGTTGCTGCTACCCCAGTCGCTGCCCCCGTGGTTGCTTCTACCCCTGCCCCCAAGGCCAAGGATTCCAAGGTTGCCAAGGAACCCAAGGCAAAGACTGCTAAGGCAGTTGTCCCCTCCAAGACTGAGGTTATCGTGCCAACAGTTGCTGAACCCTCTGTAGTTCCAGCTGCTACTTCATCTGAGTCCTCAGATGTTCAACTTGCTTCCCTTGCCGAGAAACTCAAGGCACTCAGCACTGAGTTGAGCACCAAGGTCCGTGATGCTGTCAAGGCAGTTCAGGAGGCAGCAAAGACTGCCAAGCGTGAGGCACGAGACTCCAAGAAGAAGAAGCGCAAGGACCCCGCCACCATGACCCCTGAGGAGAAGGCAGCATGGGAGGCACGTCGCGCTAACAATGCATTTTTGGTTCAACGACCTCTCACGGATGAGTTGTGCCACTTCATGGGACTCAAGTCTGGTCTCT